ATGCACAGTATTTGGATTTGTGTCAATCCAATTTTTTCTTTTGAATACTAAAAAATTTGCAGCTTTTGGTAGTCCGTATGATATTAATTCACGATTAATTAATTGTTCAATATCATACGGTGGATTAATGCGTATTGTATAAATCTTGTCATTGATAAGATGTTTAGTTTTTTCTAGTGTATAATTCCTCAATGTATCAAACGATTTCAACGGAAATGGATAGGTGAATAACATTTGATATTTAGTATATAGTTGGTGCCGCCCCTAGGGATCGAACCTAGTTCCTCGGTGCTTCAAACCGGTGCTATGACCACATCAGCTAAAGCGGCAAATTGGGGTAACCAATGGGGAACGATCCCATACTACCAGTTTCACAGACTAGGGTGCGAACCTCTACACTATGGTCACCATTATTTGGTACCGCCAAAAGGAATCAAACCTCTATTCCCACGTTCGTAGCGTAGTGTATTATTCATTATACTATGGCGATATATTTGGCAGAGGGTACAAGAATCGAACTTGTGACAGCGGAATCAAAATCCGCGGTTATACCATTTAACTAACCCCCAACAAGATTGGTACCCTATCGTGGGAACGATCCACGGACCTACGCCTTATCAAGACGGCGCTCTACCACTGAGCTAATAGGGCTAATTATGAAATATACACCAACCAGTAATGATGTATTTTGTGTTGTTATTAGCAACAACACCTCTATGATAATGGGTCCATTCTGCAGGCCAAATTAGGGTTAGGCCTTTCTTAGCAGGTGAAACTAATTTTTGATGTAAAAACTCTGTCCCGCCGCCCTCATCAATATCGTTTAGATATGTCATATATGCAAGATGCCTATCTCTCAACATAGTATATCCGTTATTTTCACAGTGAGCTTCACTGTAAAACGCACCCGCGTCATAACGTTGAATTCTAGGTCTTGTTACTGCCCATTGACAGAGTTCTTGAAAGCAATACGGATATAATGTTTTATAATTTTCTATTACAGGCCAAAAGTTATTAAAATATTGTTCAAACAAATTAGAATCAAACTCTTGCAAGTCTGCATCTTTGTAAGACTTAATCCCAGAAGAAAATGCATTAAGATTTGCTTCTCCTTTTTCTACGATAGAATCACAGACTGATGGATCTATGTACCATCCTGCAATAAAATTGTTTAGATAATTAAATTCGTATTCTTTCATAAAATACTTATCTAACAATTTGGTGGTAATGACTGGATTTGAACCAGTAACACTCTCCGTATGAAGGAGGAAGACTACCGTTGTCCTACATTACCATATGTGGTGGAAGCAGTGGGATTCGAACCCACGACTCTCTGGTTAAAAGCCAGATACTCTAGCCAACTGAGTTATGCTTCCGTATTTGGTATCGCGTACGGGAATCGAACCCGTCTAGCCACCTTGAAAGGGTAGTGACCTAACCCAGAAGTCCAACGCGATGTAATTGGCGACTCGTGGGGGAATCGAACCCCCGTAATCGGATAGACAATCCGAAGTAATGACCATTATACGAACGAGCCTAAATTTAAACACACTCTTTGGAATGTGTGTATTAAAGCACTCTAAAATACTTAGGCTGCCTGTTCTTAAAGAATGCTTTAATACGCTGTAATTTTTCATCTCACAAAAGAGACTCTATCCTACAGGCCGCCCATTTGCCCATGTTTTAAGTGCGGGCCAGGATCTCGTTTCCTATAACACTTTGCGGTCCACAATCACTCGTGAGCAATCTCGCGCTTTCTAACGGCTTTGCTATACACCTTTGCACGTTCCATCTTTGCTAAGATCATCTTACGAAGATCCTCTTTGGATAGAGTATGCTCACGTGTAAACTCTGCTTCTCGTTGTTTCTTTTTATCTATTTCTGTCATAATCCTTTCGGCAAACAAAAACCCCAGGGTGTTTAGTCCTGGGGTCCTTGGAAGTTATAATGTAATTTGTGTTACACTACGGTCTCCTGGGACCCCGGGCAAATCTCTGATGTACGATCATTACTTGACGCAAACCACACAGAGGGCATAAAGCCTCCTTGCTTGGATATCGTTTGATAATGTTTCGAACAGTTTTTCATTTGCTTTCTCTTTAAATCCTTTGTTGCTAACAAGCACCATTGCTTGCTAACTAGTCTCTATTGTAGCGTCTTTCAACACCCCTGTCAACATGTTTTGGCATTTATTTTTGTTGTATTTTTACAACAGTTACAACCGCCTTGTTTGCTAACTTGTTTCTATTATATGAGTATTTATATCTCTTGTCAAGAACCATGTTGATATGTGGCTTTTTTGCCACGTGTTACGGAAATCTACTAACCTTGATCATTTTTGTTTTTTCGCTGTAGGTCTTGTAATGAATCTTAGGAGTAGGATGTTGCTCTCCGTTAATCAAAATATAATCGTCGTTAACATTGTGCCGTGTTCCGGGATGTAGGCCGATTAAAAATTCTGTTTCGTTATGTTCATTCCTTGCCTTGCCTTCTTCAGGATACCCTATACCTAGTCCTACTAGTATACTTTCAGAAGTTTTAATGCCTAATGTTTCGCGCCATATTGCTTCTTGATTAGGGCCGCCTTCAGAATGACTATTATGATTAGTATTAAACCCTGTTTTATATCCTAACGATGCTGCACTTTGCGCAATAAGACCAGCTGCTATTCCTATAGCGACATACCCATTCTTTTTCCTGTTTTCAAAATCACCGCCAATTTGGTCATACGGACGTCCATCCGGTCTTAATTCTCTAACTGTGACAGGAAGTTTAAATGTAAAAAGAAAATAGGCATTAGCAGCCATTTGTGTATTTCTAGTTACACCGGTATAGTTTCCAGGAGCAATTTCCATTGTATGCCCCCAAGTGTGATTTAATAATAATTCTATTTTTTCTTTATCAGTAATCGCATAAAGATTAAAATAAGATTCGTCCTGTTTAGATGGAGAGTTTTGTGCAATGTAAATCCAGTGATCTATGTGTTCATCTGGGATAGATTTAGAATGGTCCCAATTTCTTTGACACCTTCTAATTGTATCTATGATCTGTTTTTCGTTTTGTAGACTCATTTAACTGGTTACTTCCTTTATTACTATTTTGAAATATTAGTGATTGCATCATACAATGCAAAATCTTTATATAGTTTTAAACTTTTATCTATAAGGGCACTATGTTTATCAGGATTAATAAACCCTCTAACATAGATAATCTTTCTGCCTGGATCATCCTTAACCATGTGTAACCCTGCTGTAGAATTTAATAGATAACAACCAGGTACAGATGGTAATTGTGCTAACTCAAATGTGTTTCCACTTTTAACATGCAATGTATCAGTAGACCCTTCTATGACTAGGCGATACCCTGCAGGTTCGTTATTTAAAATATTAGCGTATTCTCCTTCATCAAATTTCATATCTGGATATACGTCATAGTGCGGAGACACTGTCCCTATTTGTTCTTTGTAATATATGTTTGTTATTTTGTCAAACGGTAATTGAGATAATACGAATTCTAAATTTTTATCAACGGATTCTTTAATACTAACAGTATTCCAAAACGGTTGATATTTTCCCTTTACAATTGTAGATGGCAAGTGTATTGCATTAATCTTTGGGATTTTAATATCGATAGGAAGGAACAGTATATTCACTTGATATTTATAAACTAAATATACTACTATAAATTTTAGTTCCTATACGTCCTTAAAAATAATTGTGAAAGATATCAAGAATCTATTGTTCTGTCCCATTGATCTCGAAGTTCCAAATTTTGGAATTTATGAACTGGGAGTTGCAGCTCAAAAAAGTCCTACACAGGCCAGATACTGGAATGTGGAATATCTTTGTTCTAATTATGTGTGGCGTGACAGTATAGACTATCCAAGGCAACATTTAAAAGAATGGTTACTATCAAATGTACCATTTTCTCAGATCGAAATCGTTAGACTAAATGAACAGATTTACGCAGCTAGCCCGCATGTTGACCATGCTCCGAATCGATTTTCAAAAGAATTTGTAACTAACCAATTAGAAACAGAACCTTCCGGTTATCGATTAGTACTAAAGGGAGACCTTAATGCTCTCAAAATACACTATTCTGGAAAAATCATAGATGGTTCTGTTTCTAGCGTCCCCGGAGTATACCTGATAAACTCTATGGAATGTGTACATCAATTACTGAGAGATGAAAATCGCATTTCTGTTTACCTTAGAGGTACTGTTGATCAAGACAAGCACAATGATTTAATAAAACGAAGTTTAGAAAAATACGACAAACATGCTATTTGGAAACATTAATGGCAATACTATAACTGTTCATCAACGGATTTATTATATATTTTTAAGGAATAATCGTTGATCAACTATTGTCTTTAATGGAACACCGTGTAATTTAGATTTTGAAAATGCATCGTTGATTGGGTCGTAATTGACCCAAGTTCCAAAACCGAGAACTAAATGTATACGTTCTATGGCACAAGGTTTAGTTACTGTAACCCTATGAGGTATGCGAGTATTCCATATATATACTTTCCCCACTTCAAGATGTTCAGTCATTACTAATGAATTTCCGTATTCATCGTTACCTTTAATTTCTAAAACGTGTTCTTTTGAAGTTTGTAATGGAATGTTTATACGAAACATATGAAATGGTGGTTCGTCAACATGCCAGCTATCGAGTAAGTTAGGAATATATTTCAATGTAGAAAATGCTGCTCTACTTCGTAATAATGGGCAATAAAAATGAGAGAATAGATTACCTAGATGTTCTTCAACTATATCGGGTGTTTTTCTAAATGCATACGTATCGTAATAGGTGTTTCTAATCGATTTCACATCAGCTACCCCACGCTGTCTTCCAAAATTTTGTTTTAAGAATTTTGATCCCCAAGTTTGATGATAAACACTAGCCATTTTATCATGGAAATCTGGATTGTATGTTAAACTAAAGCCTTTGTATGTCGGGCTTGCAATGCCATTTGTAACCCAACCCTGCAACCCAACCTTATCTTTAATTGCTAATGTGGCTGCTAATAGTTTATCAGCAGGTGGAAGTCCTAATTCATCTAGTGTGAATTCTTTAAATAAAAAATCTTTTAATGATTCTTGTACTAACTGATTTGAAAAAATCTCATTGTTAGTAAGATAGCCAATTATATCTTGTTCTTGATTAATCTTATCTATGCAATATATCATAATCCAAGTTCTTTACGTATACTAGTAGCACTGATATCAGTTATAGATTTATCAAACTGTTCTTGTTCAATTTTATAACCAACATCACGACCATAGGTAATGTTTACAATGTTAGGAACAACCTGTATTTCATATTGCCCTTGATACAACATGTCAAGATCACGTTTAATAAAGTTCTTAACTTTGTCTATCTCAAAAGGGTTGCTACCTTGCCATCCTTGACAATCACGAATTTGAATAACAACTTGCCCCGTCTTAGCAATAGCACGTTCGAATAGGGCACGATGTCCTTCATGCCACGGCTGCCAACGGCCTAACATTTGTACTGTTTCTTTTTTCCAATCAAATACAGGACGTCTGCGATTATCTATAATGTGTGCGGCAACAAACTCTCCCCACTTTTCTGCTTTCTGTTCTGTAATTCTAAAATCATACACCTCAGGAGGAATAAATGCCTTGTTGGTATCTTCGTAACGACCTTTATCAATAGTATCAACCCAAATAGTCCAGTCTGCTTTAAAGTTGTTGCGCATTTCAACTAATGGTGCAACAAAGTCGCAGATAACATAATCATATTCTGTCATCGAATCTGCTAGTTCACGCATACGATGACTTTGACGGATACGACCTTCTGTGCTAAAATCCCAGTCATTATATTTTTTACGAACATCATCAGCGTTTAACCAACCAACTTTAACTTTAGTAAGTGGTGTTAAAGATAATTCGTTGACTTTATACGAATCTTGTAGATGTTCTAAAATATGTTGAGCTAATGTAGTCTTACCTGCGCCAGGCAGGCCCATGATTAAAATACGTTGTGGCATGTTATTCTCCAAAATAAAAGGAACCTTAGTTCCTTTTATTTAAGTCTTAACAAATCAGCTGTTTAACACTTTGGCAACACTATTCATAACAGAAGCGATTCTGCCAATGTCACGCAGGTTTTCTACAGTGTAGCCTTCTGCCTTGAGTGTATCATAATGTGCTTTCACACAAAAGTGACACTTGCCAACAATACTTGCGGCAAGACTGAACGCTTCAAAGTTGGCCTTGGTTGTTCCGCCATGTGACGCAATAGCGTTCATACGTAATTGTGCTGGTAATCCTTTTAGACTAGCATCATCAGCCATTTCAACATATGGATACCAAACGTTGTTCTGTGCCATAATACTTGCGGCTGTCATTGCTGACTCTGCGTGTACTGGAGCATCAGAAAGTATTACTGATAAGATCTTTCCGTTGCCTGTTGCGGCGAGTGCGGCTACAGCACAACCCATAGCCACATCCGCATCTAATGTACTACGCAAAAGTACAGCGTCAAGATTTAACTTAGTGTCCTTTGCGTAGTCTGGCAACGCACCTTTTACTGATTCAATAAAACTCATAGTTATGCTCCGTAGTAAGTGTTTGCATCTTCTTCAGCAAGTTCAGGAGTGTTCCAAACATTACGGTTGTTCCACTCTTTGATTCTCTGCAAACGTTCTTGTTCTGTTAGCTCGTAGCATCTGGGCAGTTGATCAGGTTGACGCATCAACGGATACTTATGATTTGCTGTGCGGCTAAAGAATTTTAGCATTATAGTGTCTCGCCGCCAACAGTGCGGTTACAAGCACATAGTTCGCCAGTTTGTAGCGCATCAAGAACACGAAGTGTTTCTTCTGGGCTACGACCAACGTTCAAGTTGTTAACTGTAACGTGTTGAATTTCATTGCTTGGGTCAACAATGAATGTAGCACGTAATGCCGCACCTGCTGGAGCATACATTACACCAAGTTGCTCAATCAATGACAACTCACCACGCTGTGTATCAGCGAACTGGTGATGTGTAATTTTTTGTAGATCTGAGTGTGCTTTTTGCCATGCTACTTTACAGAACTCGTTGTCTGTTGAACCTGTTAATAAGATAGCATCGCGATCAGCAAAGTCTTGTGCCAATTTGTCGTAGGCTACAATCTCTGTTGGGCATACGAATGTAAAATCTTTTGGATAGTAAACGATTACTTTCCACTTGCCTTCAAAACTATTTTCTGTAATAGTATAGAATGCATCTTCTGGTTGTCCTGGCTTAACACCTGTGACTGCGAATGCTGTTAATTTATCACCAACTGTTTTCATAATATCTCCTTTGTGTGTGTTTGAAAACTATAATAGAACACTGTTGTTCATGTTACTATTATACATTTATTTACGCTATAAATCAATGGTTTTCCATTAGTTTTACCTAATATTTTTTAATAGCGGCAATAGGAAAAATTAATAATAGAAAAGGCCCCGAAGAGCCTTTTATTAAATCAATTTTGATTATCCAACTACTGGAGTATACTCAATACCAGTTGTTGCTAAACCAACCAACCCAATAGTAGTTTCAAACGCAGCCAACTCACTGGCAGCAACTAAAACATCAGCTTGGCTTAGGTTGCTGTTGGTCATCCATGATGTGTAGTCTGTGACCTGTGTCAATGTAGCATCAGTGCCAAATACGTTTTTGTAAACGTGTTTGATGAATGTTTCATTGCTAACACCACCTGCATCTGTTTTGTAAACATCTGTAGATAACAGGGCTTCTGCCAACTGCTTGTTTGTCCAACCTTTGTCAGCAAGATCAATACCAATACCTGTGTAGGCTTTAGTAACGTCTGTGGTACCAAGTGCGGCTGCTAACAATGCATATACATCGCCTGCACGGCCTGCGGCATCATAGGCAACGGCTTTGTCTGTGAATACAACACGTTCGTGATTAGCAAGATTGAATTCCATGTTGCTGACCAATGTGCTGGCTAACTTTACATTGTCAGCAGTTTTAGTAACTGTGAACTCTGTGCTTTTACCACCCATTGCATAAGTGTCAACACCTGTGGTGCCAGTAACGTCAACGGTAATGTCAACAGTGCCATCTCCTGCACGACCTGTACCCACTACACCAAAGGTAGCAATCTTACCAGCAGTACCAACTGTGGCTACAGTAACGATTAGATTGTTGGCTACAGTACCGCCTAGTGCAGTACCAGCAAGAGTGATTGTGTCACCTGCTACATAACCTGTACCTGCACTGGCTGCTAGACTGTCAAGAACAACTGAATATGTTCCGTCAGTTTTTGTAACATCAAATGTAGCACCATCTCCGCTGCCGCCTGTTAAGCCTGTAACATTTTGGTAAGTTGTGTTTACTGATTTGTCTTTGATTGTAATTGTAGTTGTCATAATTTTCCTTTAATAATATGAGTCATAAACTTAATTAGTGGTTTATACTAATATTATACACAGTTCTGACGGCAAAACATGTGCGTGTGCGCACAACTTCGATAAGAAAGATAGGAAATGTAGCCAAAAAGATAGGCTCCGAAGAGCCTATGGTTGTTTATTTTACAAGGTAAGTCCTACCCCGGAGTTGCAGTTTCTTAGGCTGCCATTTCAAATTGCTCGTCATTCATTGCTGAAATGTTGAAGTCAACTGTGAAATACTCGAATGTATCTGCGTTTGCATTTACGTTTTTTGCTTGATTTACGGTCATCGCCTACCGTGTTGCCGTCTCTAACTATTTGCCCAATCGATTACCGGAGCAGGCCCAACTAAGTATTTTCTCACCAAATGGTGGAAATAATGAGAATCAAACTCATATCTATAGATTCGGAGTCAGTATGTTCTGTCATTGAACTATATTCCCGAAAATACTTAGGTGGACCTGGCGAGATTCGAACTCGCGTCTTGAACACATCCTCTTTGAAGGGATTACAACAATAACTGTTATTATAACAGTCCTTGTATTTATACGCAAGCATTTTGGTAAATATATTTGTAGGAGCGAATATGGAGCTAATTCTAAGCATATTTCTAGTTGGGTTTAATCCCAACGAGCCAAAGTGTGTTAGATGGTCCTGGACTGGCGATGTTTACAGTAGAAAAGTCGTGTGCCTGGAGTGGGCAAGGCTTCCGCCCACAGATAAGGAGCCAAAGAAAAAATGATTGATCCACTAACAGCACTTGCAGGTATACAATCTGCAATCAGCATGGTTAAAAAAGCTAGCCAAGTAGCTAACGATCTTGGCTCTCTTGCGCCCATGATTGGCAAGATGTTTGATGCCAAGAGTACAGCAACCAAAGCATTGATAGAGGCCAAGAAGTCCAAGAAAGGTTCCAACATGGGAACTGCACTTCAGATCGAAATGGCTCTGGAGCAGGCTAGGGCCTTTGAAGAAGAACTCAAGATGCTGTTCATGCAGACAGGCAAAATTGATGTCTGGAATAAGATCAAAGCTCGTCAAGCCGAAATGGATGCAGACGATGCTAATGATATAAGACTTCATAACGCACAAGAACGAGCACGTAAGCAAAAAGAACAAGAGTTAAACGAATGGGCAGTAATTATAGGCGCAGTTTCATTTATTTTATTCATAATGTTTATTGGTGGTTATGAACTAATGAAGTTCTGCGAAACAGGCAACAGGTGTGGAAGATGAACGAATACCAAAAAACATTTGATATGTGCCTAAAGATATTTGTTTACGGCTGTGTAGCTTTATACTTCCTAGGTTTTTTAAAATTCTTACCTGATGACCTATCTGATAAAATAGTTAATGGTTTAATAGGTAGATTTTTACCTGGTTAGGAAATGATATGTACGGCGAACGCATTTATAATATAGTATGCGGAGTAATAATAGTTGCAGGAATTATTGCAATTATCTGTTATGTAATTTTAAAATAAATAGTTAGTTACAAAAAAATTATTTGTTTGCTAATGGATTGTCAATGGCTTTTTGTATCTTGCTATCAACTTCACGCTTTAGTGTTTCTACTTCACGGTTGATTTCTCTGCGAGCCGCAGTAAATTCACTGTTAATTTCTTTACGTGTTGCTTCCATATCCCTGCGAATTGCAGCCGCTTCAGTCCTGGCTCTCTCTAGGTCTTCACGCACAGCCTTACGCATATCACGCATCTCTAATTCAGTTTCGCGTTGTGCTGTTTTGACACTGCGTTCTACTTGCTCGGTCACAGTTTCATTACGACGAATATCATTCTTCAAGTCAGTTTTGATATCACGAGTATAGTCGCTGGTCTTGCTGGAATTTTCTTCTATCACAGCTAAACGCTTGTCAAACTCACTTAGGTCTGGTGCCGCATATTCAGCAATCTTTTTCTTCATACCAACGTAGTCTTTGTAGACTTCAAATGTGCCATAAAGTCCACCTAGAATAGATGATACAATAGTGGCAGCCACCATTAGTTTAGCAGGTGTAAACTCGTAGCCACCAATACTGATAACAGTATCTTTGCTGGCATACTTTTTTGCGGCTGCTTCAAGTTCATCAACTTTAGCGTTTACATTTTTAATTTCTTCTCCCATTTTATTTCCTTATTTGTATTGTAGATTAATCATGTCTTGATGTAGTTTATCCGAACTCATTTGTCTTAATACTCTTGTATTATCGATTATCTTTTGATTCTTATAAATTTCTTTTGGTGCATAGAATGCAACATCTAGAATCGCAGTAAAATATTGTGCATAATTTTCAGGTTGTTTTGCAATCGATTCGATAGTTATGTTGCCTGCGGCTTCATTGTTTTGTACATTCTTTTTAACTGTATCATTCTGTTCGGAGCCATTGTTCATTTGCGATAAGAATGGTTTAGATTCCATAGCATTGTCAACTGGACCTCTATATCCAAATTTGATTCCTTCTGTCGATGGCAATTCAATTTGAACTGGTGCATATCTTGTCGGCGCAACTAAACTGTAAGATATTTGTGGTGTTACCATTGCAACATTAAACTCTTGTCTTGCAATATTTTGAATATTGTATTGCTGTTGTTGAGTTGTTGCGCTAGAAGTAACTATATCAGATTGCATACTCATGCTACCACTATTGATAGACTGTTGAAGTCTCGCAGAGTTTGATGCAGAGTTTCCTTGTTGATTGCCTTGCATTGATATAGATGATCCTTGCAATTGGGTAACCGATTGTGTGCCCGATGCGAGTGCTGTTCCTGTTTGTGATGAACCACCACTATTTGCAATGCTTTGAGATTGTACATCACCAGCAAGTTTTTCAGCATTTTGCTTTGCAGTCTCGCCTGCAGAGAACGCCTGTGCATCAGCCGCTTGTACTACAGATTTTTCTAGTGCCGCAGTTTTCTCTTGGTTTGAACCAATCATACTAAGAACTGACGATAGAGATACTGTAGTCTTTGAACCACCACCCGAGTCTGATACTTCACCAATTTTAGTTTGTGGACTAGTTGCGCTTGGTTGTGATGCCGCTACTTGTTGTTGAATGGGACTAGGCGCACCTGCTGGCGCTGGTCCTGCTTGTTGCATAGGTTGCGGTGCTTGAATATTGTCCAACGGAGCAGGACTTCCAGGTGGTGGGGGTGGTTGACTTCCTGGTGGAGGTGCTGGCTGTCCAGATTGTATAGTCGAGTCTGCAAGTATTGGAGGTGGCGGTGCTACTTCCGTAACTACAGTCGGTGCAATAGGTGCAGGCGCAAGTTTAGCAAGTGCATCAAAATAACCAGGACAAGTTGGACTACTCAAAATATTTGTTGCACATGGGTCTACAGAATACTTCAGACTAAAATTTACATTGTAAATTTCAGGACCATAAGGGCCAGCCCAGAAGTTATTGTCTCTTCCAACAAAACCATATTGAACACTTCCTAAATCTTTAGATGCAAAAGGACTATTAAATGTTTCGGAATAGTTAAATGTTGTCCAGTTAAATCTAGAATTTAAATCATAGTTTTTATTGAATACTGTAGAACCGTTTGTACCATATAAACTAACATAAGCAGTAAGATAGTCCATTCTTCCATCATCCCATCCATTTCCGTTCTTAGCAGTAAATCCAAAATTATATCCGCTTACTAAAAGCCCAGTTCCGCTGTTTGGTAGAACATTAGCAATTGCTTGCATTTGATATAGATTGGTCATACCATATGAAAAGTTAATGCTATCTCCAGGACGCACAATTGCATTCGGCCCACAGTAACCAGGATCACCCCATCCCCAACATGTAAGATTGTTTTGATAGACACCATTCACCCAAGGCGTAGGTCCACCTTGGGGAGTTGTCTGTACAATATTCCCTGTAGTATAGACTTGCGTTGGGTCTAGTGTTTGCGCTTTACTTAAAAGCGGCGTGAACAATAATGCCAAGCAAAGAGCCAAAGCCAATATTTTTAACAGTTTCATATTTCTTTTCTTTTTCTAATTGAGGTATTTTATCTGGGTTAGCTTCCCATGAAGTTTTAGCTTGCTCACCTATTTTACCATCATATGGACAAGGCGTACCTGCCGCCATCATAGCATCAAACACTCTTCTATCTTGACACATGGTAGCAACTGCGGCAACTTTCATACCCATATCAAAAAGAGTCTTAGATAACTTTAAACGCTCACAATTCAAATCTCTAATTGTACCACCAGAAGATACGCCAAAGATTTGAGTCTGAACAGAACCAGAAGAACCTGTAGAACACAAATCGTTGTTACCACCACTCATCATTGCAGGTGCTACAGCAGTTGGTGGAGGTTGAATCACACGCTGAGTAATTGTTGTTTCATTGATGTTGCGGTTAGTCATATCACCAGAATTGATGTTCTGATTCACATTAGCATTTTGATTCACGTTTGTACTAGTGCTAGTTGACGCATTGACGTTGTTGTTATTATTTGTCATTGTGCCAGTGTTTTCATTCTTATTCACGTTTGTGCTAGTTGTTGTATTAACGTTTGTATTTTTATTGTCGCTTGTTGTTACGTTGTTATTGTTGTACGTCATTGTACCAGTATTTTCATTTTTATTGATATTGGTAGATGTGCTAACGCTATTGTTATTGTTGTTGAACGTTTGGGTTCCACTATTAATATTTTCGTTTCTATTGACGTTATTACTAGTCGTTGAATTGACATTGTTGTTATTGTTCGTCATTGTTCCAGTATTGACATTGTTGTTATTGTATGTCAATGTACCAGAGTTGACGTTGTTATTATTAAACGTCTGAGTCCCGCTATTTACATTATTATTTGTGTTAACGTTTGTACTTGTACTGGTACTTGCGTTGGTGTTATTATTAGTATTTGTAGATGTACTATTTACAGTAGATGCACTTGTGGCCGTAGATGTGCTTGTTGCCGTACTGTTACTGTTAACCGTGCTTGTGCTTGTTGATGTATTGTTTGTGTTAACCGTAGTTGTATCTTGTGCCGCTACTGAAAGTGTTAAGAAGGCAACTAAGCCTACTATTACTTTTCTTTTCATGTTTTCGCTCCATGTGAGAAATTATTTGTATATTATATTTACATACAGAGTTTCTAAAATTAAACTCCGATGTTATTTTTTTGTTAGGTGTAAATTTTTTAACACCCAATAGGTGTAAATTTTTTAACACCTATCGATCGTTCTTAGGGTTGGGTGTTTGAACTCGAGCCTTAGCTTCTTTCAGCATCTTCTCTGCAATAGGACTAGAGTGGTGCGGATGCGGTTTTGGGGGTGTTTTAAGTCTAGGCTTATGTTTGAACCAACTCATAAGAAATCTCCCTGTTGTTGCAAATTATTTACAACTCTAGGGAGATGATTTATCTACAGCTATTAATTAAGCAATACCAACCTGTGGACCAGCTTTACCTTGGCTATCATCAAAGTCAATGCCGCCTGTAATAACTACACTGCTGGCACCAGATGTAAGCATGTCACCTGAGTTAATAACTGTATAGTTGCCGTTAGTTGGGTTAAGAACTAAGATAATGCCAACGTTGTCAGTTTGACTGTAAATTTGATACCATGCTGCTGTTAGAATTGTTTTAAACTTTTCGTAGTCAATAGTACCATCTTCATTTGGAATGCTTGCAATCATCTCTTCGTCAAAAAACGGTCTGCCTTTTTCTGAAACAACTGCACCTACGGCAGTGATTAAGAATTCTGCCACAGCACCTTGTGGATTTACACCACGCTTGCCTTGTAGGCCCGGCGGTACTTGTGCATTAAAACTATCAAACCATTTAGGACTTGTCATGCTTGTAGGTTTAACAGATCCGGTTTCTTTCTTCTCACCAGTGCCTACTTTAGTTTTTACACCCTTAACAGTCTTATACTTAACAACTTCGCTGTAGTTTTTACCAATACTGTTAGGATCAACTCCTGCTGTTTCACATAGTGCTTTTAGTGCAGGGATAAATGTTTTCTTGCCAGCTGATCCTGCAAGCACACCACTACCACCTAAGCGGCCGCCACTGTTAGCATTTCGACTAGCTTTAACTTCAACATCGACTGGACTGCCGTCGGCGGAGACACTACTTAAATCTCCTTTGCCTCTAGATTTTGAAACAGGTTTGCAAAGAATAGATAGTCCAAGTTCTCCAGGGCCCCAGGCACCACCTCCTTGACCTGCATCTAATGCTAATAACTTATCAAATATTTTTTCATATATGTAGGCTAAGTCCGGATCGTTAATTAGTAATGCAATATTACCTTCAGACACTTCAAGCAAATCTGTAAACTCAATGATGCCTTCTTCGCATTGTTTCATAAAGTTTAAAATTTTAGGACTTTCTTTCTTAAAGTTTCTTAAGTTAGGAGGCTGATCTTTAAATCCTAAATCTTGGAAAATATTTTCTAATGGGTATAATAGTTTTTGATACAGTGCATTTGTTGTTACTTTCGGTCTCGGCGCAGGCAAGGGTTGATTTGGTACCTTTTGTCTTATTGCTTCGTCTCGATACCACGTGCGCAAGTCATCTAATACTCCTACTGCCTTACCAGCAAGTAAGTCTGCTGATTCTTTAACTTGTTTAAAGAATTGATCTACTGTTACTAGTGCTTCTGTCCCACCTGCTGTAAAAGCGGCTTTAATTTTTTTCTCACCGTTTTTATGCACATATCGCATCTCTTCGCGATACTCAGGATCCGTTCTTAGTTTATTCAACATTCGTGCTGCTATTGTAGGATCTTTTATTGCCTCGAGAGCCGCTTCGTACCAACTTTCATCACCTGGCTGTACTTCTTCGGCTAACGGCTCTTCTTCAGATTGTGGAGTAGCAGGTTGTGCTGTTGATTGCGGGGTAGCAGGTTGTGGTGCAGGCTGTGCTGTTGATTGCGGGGTAGCAGGTTGTGGTGCAGGTTTCTGTGTAGCCTGTTGCGATGGCTCTACTACATCTCTTAGTAAGCCTTGGAGTATACTTTTAGCTACAGAATGCACTGGATCCTCAGAAGGAACCATCTCTATAATGTTAATTAAAAGTTGTAAGTCATTTGCACTCTTACCTGTAGGTGGGGCAAACTCTAATAGGACTGATTTAAATTCACTGTATCTCATAGTCTAATATTTAGCGTATTTCCGGGAACAGGCATTCCTGAATAAAATGGCGAACATCATCTTCACTGAGCCCTAAACTGACCATAACCTTAGGAGTATGGGGGTTTTGCTTTTGATTATCGCAGTAGAAGTTTTGGTAAGACGTAGTATCTATGACAGAATCGTGTGTTTCTCCCACAGTTTCTAAGTAATGATTTACCAATATACTAGCCAATGAACTGATCTGTTCTAACTCGGTTTCGTCGCTTACATTGCCCGCAGCTATCATGTGTTGGCTAAAGATACGCTCAGCCCAGTCTGGTAACTTACGCTTTTTGTTCCATTCATACTGACCAACTTCTTCGCCAAAGTAATCAATCATAGGGTGAAACTTATCGTATGTTGGGCTATAATCAATGAAACAACCTGTAATCTTGTTTTTACCTGCTATTACGTCAAATCCAAATATAGGAGCAGGGTTTGTTGTATGGGGGAACACACAGCAGTGCATCATCCAGAGTCCTTTGGTTTGTCTAGCATCCACAACATCAACGTGAGCCCTACGATAACTGTTACTGGTCCAAACACGATTAACCCAACCAGGCTGATTAAAGCGATCCATGCCCGCTTCAAAGACCTCTGTTCCTGTTTCATTGAATTTTTTCTCTAGCAGGCCTTGAATGTTAATTAGGGTGTCCCAAACATTACTCGCCATTATACAGATCTCTCATCATAGCAATAGCAAATTCAAACGCTATTTTAGCTTCATCACCAAGATCATCAGTAAGTGTTGCACGAATAGCCCCTTTCATTGCATCGGCATTTTCAAAATCATAAAACTTGCCACTGCTAATGTGTGCTACTTGTTTCTTAATAATCTGTCCACCAAATAAATCACCCATATGGCGGCAGTATAAATGAGCTTTAATTAAATGTTTGTTTTCTGCATCATTGCCTAATGCATGTAGGTATGCTTGGTATTCTAACGTTGCAGGAGTTAGGTAACAATATGTCCCATCATCTAGTTCTAGAAAATCTGCATATATACTCTTCAGACGGGGAAGGTCTGGCATTGTATCAAGAAATCCTTGACGCTTGCAATACCATTCAATAGGATCATAAATTGCTAACAAGTTATACAGGTAATTTTTGTAATCTTGTTTTTCAATTTTGCCACCAAGTAACATTTTAGCAAATTTGGTTGTTTCTGCCTCATGATGAAGGTCTTTGGTAATTTCTCTTAAGCTCATTCTTCTTCCATTTTAATTTGGAGTGGGAATCCATTTCCTCGAGCTAGGTTAGTTGCTTCAACTGCTTTGACTTCTGCAATTTCAAAACTATACACGCCGGCAATTCCACTGCCCTCAGTATGTATCTGAATTGTAATTGCCTTGGCAGTTTCTTGGCTATGCTTAAAGATTTCTGTTAAAATACCAATAACAAAATCCATTGGAGTATGATCATCATTTAATAAGATAACCTTCCAGCGATGTGGCTCTTCGACTTTTAATTTAATTTTTTCGTCAAGTTTTACGTCTGTTGCGCTCATGTCATTCTCCATATAATTACATGTAAGGGGAAGTTTCCTTCCCCTTATTATATTACTTAACCTCTACAATGTCAATAACCCTGGCTTTCTTTTCTTCAGGGATAATGTATTCTAGAGTAATGCTAAGTACACCGTCTTTTATCTCAGCATTCTTAACAACCATGTGTTCGGCAAGTTGCCATGACCTTTCAAAATCACGACTGCTTAGACCTCTGTGTAAATATTGACGAGTAGTTGACTCGTTTGGAGTTTCGCATGCTCCACGAACTGTTAGAATCTCCTGTTCAACTTCCACTGCAATCTCTGATTTTTTAAATCCAGCTACTGCGATTTCAATTGAGTAGGTGTTCTCTCCAGTCTTTACAATGTTGTGTGGAGGGTAGTTAGTTGATAACTGATTTGCAAAACGAGTTTCAAACCCATCGAACATTCGGTCAAAACCAACAAGGGCTCTATTAAGTTGAGCTAGACTATTCGTATCAAAACGTGTTACTGTGCTATTCATAAAATTTCTCCTTTATTAAGCAAGAATCAAGTAGGGCCTCACCCGAGCACCCTACAATTATTTATAACCTGTGTCTGTGTTAATTAACTTCTGTAAACTCTGCGTCTACAGGAGTTTCATTTTTCTTAGTTTCTTCACGTTTGCTCTTAGCTTCCATTACTGGTTGAGCGGCTGCAATCAAATCGCTAAGTTTTTGTGTAATAGCATCTTTGTCTTCAGTTAGGACTGTAGTGTTAACAGCATCAATTGCCTCATTAACTTTGTCTTTCACTTCTTGTGACAAGTCTGCTTCTACTTCTTCCATATCCTTACGGATACTGTGTACTTGTGCTTCAACAGTGTTACGAGTTTCAATAACTTCACGTTGCTTTTTGTCGCTTTCAGCATTTACTTCAGCGTCTTGCACCATACGTTCAATTTCTTCTTTGCTTAGACCACTATCTGATTTAATAGTGATCTTGTTTTCTTTACCTGTGTTCTTGTCCTTGGCACTGACATGCATGATACCGTTAGCATCAATGTCAAACGTAATTTCAATTTGAGGCTGACCGCGTCGTGCTGGAGGAATACCTTCAAGATTAAATTCACCTAGTAATTTATTATGTTGTACAAGCTCACGCTCACCCTGGAACGCCTTAATAGTTACCGCAGGTTGATTGTCATCTGCTGTTGAAAACACTTGACTGGCTTTGGTTGGAATAGTTGTATTCTTTTGAATTAACTTAGCCATAATGCCGCCCATTGTTTCAATACCTAGGCTCAATGGTGTAACGTCAAGCAATAGCACGTCATTACGATCGCCTGCTAGAACAGCACCTTGTACTGCGGCTCCGGCAGCAACTGCTTCATCTGGATTAACATCTTTACGTGGGGCTTTGCCAAACAGTTTCTCAACTGCTTCCTGTACCTTAGGCATACGTGTCATACCGCCAACAAGAATAACTTCATCAATTTCACTAACATCTATGCCTGCATCTTTAATAGCAATTTTGCAAGGAGCAATTGAACGCTCAATTAGTTCATCAACTAGTTGTTCTAACTTAGCACGGCTAATAGTCACGTTCATGTGTTTAGGACCGCTTGCATCTGCTGTGATGTATGGCAAGTTAACACTTGTGCTAGCCGAACTGGACAATTCGATCTTGGCTTTTTCAGCGGCTTCTTTAAGGCGCTGTAATGCCAACATGTCTTGCTTCAGGTCTACTGCATTGTCTTTCTTAAACTCGTCAACTAAGTAGTCCATGATACGTTGGTCAAAGTCTTCACCACCTAGGAATGTATCGCCATTTGTTGACAACACTTCGATTTGTTTGTCTCCGTCTACATTCGCGATTTCGATGATCGAAACATCGAACGTACCGCCACCAAGATCGTAAACAGCAATTTTGCGATCACGCTTATCAGTTTTATCAACGCCATAAGCAAGAGCTGCCGCAGTAGGCTCGTTAATAATACGGAGTACCTCCAAGCCGGCAATTTTACCAGCGTCTTTTGTAGCCTGTCTTTGGCTGTCGTTAAAATATGCAGGAACTGTGATAACTGCCTGCGTAACTGTTGTACCAAGATAATCCTCCGCTGTCTTTTTCATCTTACGCAGAACTTCTGCTGAGATCTGTGGAGGAGCCAACTTCTCTCCATTTGCTTCTACCCAAGCATCACCATTGTCTGCTTTAACAATCTTGTAAGGCATTAGGTCAATGTCTTTCTGTACAGCCTGCTCATCGAACTTACGTCCAATTAATCGCTTACTAGCATAGATTGTGTTTTTGGGGTTTGTTACTGCTTGACGCTTTGCGCTTGCGCCTACTAGAATTTCATCATTAGCGTATGCAACAATACTAGGTGTAGTACGTGCGCCTTCTGAATTCTCAATTACTTTTGCGACTCCATTTTCAATAATCGCTACGCATGAATTTGTTGTACCTAAATCGATACCGATGACTTTGCTCATAATGTTTCTCCTTAATTAAGCAAGATTTTGTGGACACCATGTCCTATACTAAACCCTTACGGCGTTTTAGTACATAATTATTTATCTCACATTTCGTGAACTATTTCAATTGTGGACCACTGCTTTAGCTTTTGAATTTTAGCTTCTCTAGCAGCCTCAATGTTGTTAAAACTAACTTCGTCCATTTTTTGAAGAATATCAATCATGGCCATTAGGTCGCCAATTTCTTCTTCTAAATGTTGTCTGTTGGTTTTAGGTTTTCCGGGCTTGTAATTGTCCAAGCCAAATCTGTAGCACTTGCTAACAGCCTGGATAACTTCTGCGGCTTCTTCTTGTAGGATAGCCATAACTTCGTATGTTTGTTCGTCCATATTATCTCTCTCTTGCAAATGGGCTAATGTATTGCCCGGCACTAGTAGTACTTGTCTTGAGTGTTTTAAAAACATTCTGCACACCCACTGCTTGATTCCACGCATCTTCTAGGGCATGATGTTTTAGCACAGGTGGACGATTTGGATTAATACCAATGTCAAACAGTGTACGTGTGCAACGTGCTTCCCAGAAACTCCAAGGCACTGCTTTGCCAATCTTTTTAAACACATGCTCGCAGATCACAATGTCAAATGCGGCACCATGGCTCCATACACGTTTAGCACCCCAACAAAATTTGTACAGTTGATTAAATGCATCTACAATGTCAATTCTGTTGTCTTCGCTGAATGCTTCGTCTTGAGCTTCTTTACTTTGATTTGCCCACCAAGCAATTGTATCGTCATTGGTAGCTAGTCCAATGCGATCACAACTGTCCAAGTCTACGCGAACATAGAACTTTTCACATTTTGGATCTTTTATATCGTCGCCAAAGGGATCAAACTTTACTGCTCCGATCGTAAGAATGGCAGCATCCGGAGATGTTGCCAAAGTTTCTAAGTCGATCATAATATCTGTATTTGCCATATAAATTTCTTTCTTTAAGAAACTTATTATAACATATACAGACTATTAGGTCAATACATTTTTTTAGGTAATGACTCTTTTTCTAACTGTTTTCGCCAACGAGCCTTGGCTGCACCTTTTTTACGTTTGCGTTCAGTAGTTGGTTTCTCATAAAACTCTTTTGATTGAAGAGTTTTAAGTGTGCCCAAATCTTCAATTTTATTTTTGAAGCGGCGTAGAGCACGATTAACGTCTTCGCCTTCTTTTAGAACAATTACTGTTCCTTTGATATGATTATTCCTCATCAGTTTCCTCTTCTGGTTCATCATTTGCTTGGTTTAGGGATTCTAAAATCCAGTCTAAATTATATATCCTATTGCGACTAATCAGCCCCCAAGGTGTGATTTCATCGCTGGTCAAATAGAATGTATTAGGTTGTGCTAGTAAAAAACTAACAAATTGTTTAGTAGTTGGATCGCAGTTATCAATATCTATAATGATAAAGTCAGCCTGTTGACTAACACTCAGCATCCACTCTACATTTGATTCGTCTGTATCGTAGATATAGACATTTAAATCATCCATACTTTGGCTTAACAGTTGTTGGAACTGCATTTTTACCTTAGTACTTGGTTTGATTAACAGATATCCGGGATTAAGATTAAACAGCTTATCCGGTGGCGTGATTAAATTGATTCTTCCAAGGTTCATGTTTTCGTTCATATGTATTAATTAGCTGTCTCTGTGTTTAATACGGTTCCAAAGAGAGTTAGTAGTTTGTTCGCTATTTTGCACATAGCTTACTCTTTGAACTTCTTCACTTGTTGTTCCTGATCCTTGATCATGTAACTGCTCTTTTTTTTTGATTCTTCTGAGGCAGCTTCATCAAACTGCTCTATAATTTCCCAAGGCAAATTATCTATTTCGCCTGCATTGTACTTGCGTTGTTGTTCGTAGATATTAACATCTGGATTATCTTTTTTCCAGTTTTGTAACTCGTCAGTCCACGCAACATTTACCATTTCATCGTCCACCTTGGCTATCATCTCAGGTGCAGATTCTTCTGGTTTATGAACCATAGGAGTAGTACCTGTAAAGTGATTAAACGGTGTTAACAAATATGGGTGGCTTTCAAGTATTGACTTTTCTTCTGCTACAGGCTTTGGCTCTTCAAGTTCCGCTTCAAGATTGTCAGCAGGATGTTCGCCTGGGTCTACAAACTTCATAGGTTCTTTAGCAGTATTGTCAAACATCCAACCTGGTGGGTGCGGATTATCTAGTGTAGTTTCTATAATCTGCTCAACTTGGTCTTTCGTTAATGGGCCGTCATCAGGTTCGTATGCAGGTGTAACTGACTCTTCTTCTTTGGCTTGACGGAACCATTGGAATGAGTATTGGCTTGCTAACAATAGGATAACAGCCAGTGGGTCAAACACAATAACAATAATAATGATTACCCAGGTGACAGCTTTTTCTAATACATTAGCATCGGGATTATCACCGTAGATAAAATTAGCAATATATTTGATTGGCCCTACTTCTGCCTCCACTTTGCGTACTTCTGCGGCAACGGGCGCACGTTGTTCATTGAGTACAGTGATCCTTTTTTGAGCTTCTGCAATGTCTGCAAGGAGGCGACCACGTTCTTTCTGTTGGGCTCTGCGTATGGCAACTGCCTTGTCCGCCCCTTTTTCATCTGAACTGCGACCCATAACTTGGTCCACAGCCTCATCCATTTGTTTGAGAGCTTTGCGATTAGCATCTATGTTTTCTTTTTCTGTTTTAATCTTTTCGTCATATACTGCAATCTTAGCCTGTACATCACCTGATACTAGACCGGCATCACTATGTGCTTTGCTTAGGAATCCAAAGATACCCATTGAGGTGATTATCATTAGAATAGCAATAGCGGCTAACAGATAACCTTTGATAAAAAACGGAGCACGGTGCCAATTTAACTTTAACCATACTGTGGCAATTAGTTTACTAATTTCTAACACTACACCCATTACGATAATCGGTATTACTGCGGCTGCAAAGATACTAACTAGTCCTGCTACACTATACCAAATGGCCACAGCAGAAATAGTTAGGCCACTTAAGAGTGCAAACCATGCAATAGATTTATCAGCTAATGTTATCTTCATAGAGTATATTTATTACATTTTTTACAGGTATTATTATACCCACATAATTACTTGAAGATTATCAGTGCCATTAACATAGCTTGTACAAAGAAGCCAAAGCCAATTGTGATGATGTTCAATAAGTCTTTAGCAATTACGCTTCTAACAAAGAATGTAAACAAGCCCAACCACATTAAGGCAACCATATCAACTGGTGGCAACTTTTCAGTGAGCCCAGTGAGTACTGCAACCAGTGTAGGTATAGTGGCCAAGTGTACTAGGATAACAGCAATCCATCCTAGAGTTTCTGCACTAAGATGTCCGATGTTCTCAGTAATACTATCTCTCATCTTTTTAAGATTAACTAACTCTCGTAAACTAACTTGCATAACTTTCCTTTATTTGTAAAACACATGACCTGCAATAACAGCTACTTTTTCTCGATTCCATTTTGGATTGATATGAGTAGCGTGGAAGTATAACGCCTTTTGGAGACTAGGTAAACGGAAACCTTCTAAGAGAACCTGACGTGCAACCATTTCACTTTCTTTGAATACGGCTGTGTTTTTTGGCCTCATTATAGTAGCTGTTTCGCAGTACCAACTAAACTGACATAGTACACGTTCGTAGACCACATTCTTTTGATAAACTACTTGACAAATATCCTTGGGGAACTGTCCGCTTTCTGCACGATTAATAGTAACCTGTGCTACAGCAACCTTACCTTCAAATGGTTGATTGCCTGCTTCGTAATAGATGTTACGAGCCAAGCATTCTAATTGCTTGTTTCTAACTTCGGCAGTTATTGATGAGTTATTCATAACCAACTGCTTGTTTGGGTCAAGTTTATACATGACCGCTTTGTATCCAATCCATCCAACAAGTGCTAGACCAATCAATACAAGTAAGATTTTAATGAGTTTAATCATTTACTTCTCCTTTTTATGATAGTTACTTACTTATCTACGCATTTTAGAAATATCTATGGCCTGTTCATCACTGAATACCGGCACTGCATTGCTCTTATGCATAGTGGCAATACCCTTAACCTTAGTGCCTGTATAGACCTTAGGTTGTGCTAGGGTAGCTACACCGCTGTCTTGACCCAGACTCTTAATATGAGCAGTGCTACGACCAGCGGGAACTGATAGGGAGTAAGACAAAGGCTCTGCTTCCATTGCACGTCGACGTTTGCGCTCATCAGCTTCAACGCCCCATCGCTTCTGTAACTCTTGCCACTCTTTGTCCAATTGTTCACTCTTACGTTTGGCGTCTGCAGATGCAAACTTTTGTTTGCCTTTTCGTTTACCTGTGGTACTAAGCCACGGGCCTTCAAGATGCATACTCATATTAGCTTTCTAGTAGTTAACATAGACTTATTATACAGTCTAATTACTTGATAGTCAACTAAAATGAGCCCGCTACCATTTCTAGTAGTTCTTCATGTTCATACGATTCATATTCCTCGTTGAACTCATATATGGCATCATCGATACCTTCCCAACCTTTTACACCCAGCATTTCAAATAATTCTTTTTTGGTTATAGGTTCGTTACGCATATGGCTAACCCAAACTGATGTCATAATGATACAGGCAAATACAGTTCTGTCACTATACACTTCGTTGGCTTCACACCATTGAATAGTACGTTCCATGTAGTATCGAATATCTTCAATTCTATGCTCTAATTGAGCAATCCAATCTCGAGTTGCTTTTCTATCCCACACTTTTTTCATACCCTAAAACTTTCACCACATCCGCATTTATCTCGTTCATTAGGATTGCGGAATTCAAATCCTTCATTGAGGCCGTTACGGATCCAATCAACTGTTAGGCCTTTTAAATAGACTTCTGATTTAGCATCAACTAATAAGGCAAAATCTGGATGAGCGTAGTTGGTTACACCTACTTCAGCTTCGTAGCTATCCACAAATTCTAACACATAGGCTAACCCACTGCATCCTGTAGTTTTTACACCTAGCCTGATACCTATACCGCGGCCTCGTTTGGTTAACTGTTGTTTGATCTTTTTAGCCGCTGTGTCTGTTACGGTAATCATTTACGGCTGCTTTGATGGCATCTTCAGCCAATATTGAACAATGTATTTTAACTGGCGGTAAGGCTAGTTCTTCGGCGATTTCGGAGTTTTTAATTTCTCCGGCTTTGTCGATGTGCATTCCTTTGACCCACTCCGTAATGAGGCTCGAGCTCGCGATAGCCGATCCGCAGCCATACGTTTTAAATTTTGCATCTGTAATAATACCTGTATCATGATCAACCTTTATCTGTAATTTCATCACATCGCCGCAAGCAGGTGCGCCAACCATACCAGTACCAATATCAGGATCACTCTTATCAAAAGATCCGACATTCCTGGGATTTTCATAGTGGTCAACTACCTTATCACTGTAAGCCATAACAAGTTCTCTCTCTGTAAGTATTGCCTTCTGAGGTGTGTACTTCTTTCCATGCTGTACAATTCTGTTGTAATGGTTGTACAACAATAGGCTGTTGTTCTATGACAACAGTTTCACGACGATTATTATTAGCAATGGCCGCGCCAACTACTCCGCCAATAACTACAGGCGCTAGCCAATAGCCGAAGCTAGGACCATGCGGACGATGACCATGATGTCTCCAACCATGATTATGTTGAGCAAATGCTGTAGCACTGACAGTTAGTAAAAGAACAGTTAAAAGTTTTTTCATATTATACCCCTTGTAAGTATATAACGTATTTACCAGGGGTTTCGTTGACTTATTTCTTGTCCGCTGGCTTACGTTCGTTCTTAACTGCGGTAACATCGTTACGAGTTTCTTTGCACAACTTAGCCAAATCTTGGCAAGCCTTACGAACACGAGTACCTGCGGCACCTACCTCTTTGTCGTAGAACTTTTCAAAGTCTGCTTCCATTGCCTCAACGATTTTTGTGAATTCTGAATATTTGTTTGTTGCCATGTTATGGTCTCCTTTTGTTATATTAGTTATTGTTTGTTGTTGTAGACGTCTGCAGAAGTGATTCTAACCAAACTTTACAGTCTGGCCAATTTCTATAGATATGTGCATGTCCACCGGCCCTAATCCATTCTTCGCAGTTACTTGTACGGTCATCAATCAGTATGTCACCAGGCTGGCAACGTACCCATTTGTCATGACTGTATGGTCCAAGAAAAACTGGAATACCTGGAAAATGTTTGTATGCCCAAAATACTTTATCTTGAATTGCCCAAGGCATGTCGTTATTATGTGGAATTGCACTTAAAAAGTAAAGTTCAGTATCTGGGTTACGGCCAACATAACGTTCACACCAGTCAACTAATTTCCGGGCACCTTCTTTTAAAGGAAGTTTGCTGTACATACGCTGATCATCTCTGAGACTTCGCCACTTGTCGTCTGGAACCATCTCGCCTTCTTTCCATTCCATACGTAAGTATGCACGAGCATATCCCATCCAATCGGCGACAACGTCGTCCATGTCTAGATAAATTTTCATTAATTATGAATTGGCAAATACGTTTGGTGAGCCAGCGGCCACACTGGTACAACTAGTAATAGCATCTCCCACTCTACCACAGCCTAAGTTGTTTATAAAAACAGTAGGAGAACCAGTGGTAATTGGCGCGGCATGTGACGGGCAAGAGCTTCCACCTGGAAGCAAATGTCCAGTGTTCACATCAGTTTGGCGACTAACAGCAATACTGTTAGCAAATACATTGCCTGAACCGACGGCTCTGGTCATTCCACTACAATGTGCTACGTCTGCATCACCTATTCTTGTTACTGCGGGCATATTCTTTCCTCATTAATTCTTGTAATCGATCATTCCATTTTGCCAATTCATCATGCTCTTCATCTGTGTGCGGCCCATCTGGGATGTGTGGAAGGAACTCAATCACATGATCAAAGTCGTCTGGTATGTCTTCATATTGTGTGTAAGTTTCTAAAACACCATTACGTTTTATTACAAACTTATGCATGATGTTAGATTAAGGCAATGCCAGTAGTTGATTCAAGAAACTGTTTAGCAAACGCTTCATCAGTTGCTTCTGCTACTGTAACTGTGGACTTTTGCAAACGAACATCTGCATCTGGACTAACAGTAAACAAGTAGGGCATTAGACCAGGGCCTTTAGGACCCATACCAATTACTTGTATTCTTGATAACTTATAATAGGTATCAGTTTCTTCTACCAATTTAGCAATAAGTTCTTCACCGCTGGTTAGCTTTAATGTGATAACTTCGCCTATGCCCACGCCTTTATTAATTAACATTTTTAATTTCCTTATTAGTATCCGGTACCATTGAATCCGGTTTCGTCAATGTATTTTCTTAATTCTGTAAATCCACCAATGGATGTTCCATTGATGATAATTTGAGGGACTGTTCGAGCATTTGGTACTGCTTCTAACAATTCTTCTTTGGTATATCCATCTCCGATTTTACGTTCTTCAAATTTAACACCTTGTTGTGTTAATAATGCCTTTGCTTGATCGCAATAAGGGCAATGGTACTTTGACCATAAGATAACTGGGTTTGTCATAATTTCTCCGATGTCTTATTATAGCACAGGCAAGGCATCATAGTCAATACCTTCACCCATAATTCCGATGACATAATTAGTGCTTTCATTCTCTTGCAATGCTGTTTGTTTCTTACTTGTGTCGCTGTGCTTGTTAAACCAAGGAATGGGAGTAGACTTTGGCGCAGGACTTTGATATTTAATACCTATATCCTTTAATGCTCCTACTGCTGTATAATCAACAAACTCTTTAAGGATGTTAGCATTAAGACCAATTACTGGACCTTTATTAAACAAATAGTCTGCCCATGCCTTTTCCTCACGAATTACATCCATGTAGAGGGCATATACTTCAGTTTCACACTCAACCTTAGCTTGAGCAAAGCGAGGATCTTCCTTAACAACTTGATTGATTAAGAAAGCCGTCCAACCTTTGTGTAGCAGTTCGTCTTGTAGAATTAAACTGATGATGTTACCGTTACCAATAAAGATCTTGTTCTCTACCATGGCCAAACTTGTAGCAAAGCTAACCATAAAGCGAAACGCTTCTAGTGCATAGCTGGCATGCAGTGCCATGTAGATTGCTTTGATGTGTTCCTTCTCGTTGACTGAACCATCCATTTCTTTCATACAGTTAATTCTGTGTAACTTTTCATAGTGCTCTCCAACACTTGATGCCATTTCCACAATTTCTTTAGTATCATGGATTGTATTAAACACATCCTTTGGCACATTGTAGATGTTGCGGATTATATGGCTGTAACTCTTGCTGTGAATATTAGTTTCAAAGAATGTCCAGTTGTATACCAACGCTTCTAGCTCTGGCAATGATATCACAGGCATAAAGATTTGGCTTGGGCCACGACCTTGTAAACTATCTAGTGCTGTCTGACGTAACAAGTTGCTGGTAAAGATGTGTTTAACAGCATCACTAGCATCTTTAAAGTCATTGCTGTCTTTAGTCAAACTAATCTCTTCAGGTTGCCAAAAGAAGCCACGTGCTGTTGCTTCAAAGTCTGCTATTTTTTTATATTTAACTTCTTCAAAGCGTTGGATAGTAACCGGACCTGCTGGATCTAGAAACATTTTGCGATTAAGATAGTCTGTCTTTGTGTTTAAATTATATTGTGCTTTACTCATTAATATTTTCCTGATGCAAGTACTATCTTGCAAATGTGTTCTAATCTTTCTATGTGTTCAAAAGCCCGCCATGGTGTTGTATCAATGGCAACTACTCCGTGGCCTTTAATGCCTACAATGTCGTAAGCAATGTTACCTTGTTTATCTAACTTTAAATTCTTATGACACTCATCAGCAAGCTCTTGGCTGATAGGAGGTACATCTCCTACATTGGGTGCTACTTTGGTATAACGATTAAGTTCTGGAAACGCATCGCTAATAGTACTCAACTCAATCCCGGCATGCATAGCCGCAATACAGTAAGTAGGATGAACGTGTACTACCACGCGAACCTCACCTGTATGTTGTCCCATTTCTCGTTGTAAGCCAAAGTGTAGTGGTAGCTCTCCACTGGGCTTTAGATTGGCACTGATTTCAGTGTAAGGTAGTTCTTTGCTGACATGATACAGACGAGGAGGTTGATCAAAATAACCTTTCTCAATGCCTATCTTCTTAAACTGATCAGGCTGTAGGGTTTGTTTACGCACACCGCTAGGTGTAATGTAAAAGTGATCACGGTCGTGATGACGTATACTTACGTTGCCATCACGACTGGTAATCCAATTACGCTTGTAAGCGTCTACCATTATGTCACATATTGTTTCTAACATTATTGTATTTCAATTACTCAGTAATTGGTGTAATTTCTACCCAGCTAGTAGTTTCCTCATTCCATGTATAATACTTACCGTCAGTTGGGTAAGCTACTGGAGGTACCCATGCACAGACTGTTTCATCAAATGTCCAACTAGCAGGATGTTCAATTGCTTTAAAGGTTGCAATCTTTGCTGCCTTTTCTTCGGCGGTAAGTTCAACTTCAAAATGTACATCACGTACTATGTCATCATCGCCTAATGTATAGGTTGTTTCAATTCGAACATACGGCCCACTAGGACTAGGCGTAGGGATTCTTTCAAATTTCTTTAAATCACCGGGCAATGCATCCGGATTAAAATTTACAATTGTATAATACAAGTTGCTTTCTAAAATAGGATGATTTACTATTTCGTTATTAACGTATTTTATGTATAAGTTCATTTTTATCTCCAATTTACAATTTACAGCTTTCGCAGTCTTCTTCGTTGTCAAAGTTAATCGGTTCTAACATAGCCGGAGCGTCATCAGCAATTGCCTTGCTGCCTGCTTTGTTAATCAAACTGTAGTAGAATGTTTTCAATCCCCACATGTGTGCCTGCATCAAGTTCTTGGCAATCAATGTAGTTGGCACCTTACGGTCCGCAAAATGTGCAGGATTGTAAAATGTGTTAGTGCTAATACTTTGATCAACATAGGCTGCAATCACAGCCGCTGTCTTTAAGTATCCGTCACAGTCTTTTTGTTCCCACATTAGTTGATATTTATTTTTAAGTTTAGCGTACTCAGGAACAACCTGTGTAAACGATCCTGCTTTACTTTCTTTAGTTGAAATTAAACTCATTGGCATTTCGATACCATTAGTACTGTTAATAACAACACTGGAACTCTCCACGGGCGCAACAGCCATTTGTGTAGCATTACGAACTCCGTATTCCTTCATTTGAGCACGTAGAGTTTCCCAATCAAGTTCAGGAGCAAAGTTTGTCAATTCATTTACACCCTTGGCACGTAGTTCCCATGGAAACACGCCTCGGCCATAACGTGTTTGATCACTGTGTTCACATCGTCCACGTTCTTTAGCAAGTTCAACACTAGCTTCAGTTAGGTAGTAGGCTTGATGTTCCATCCACGCCTTGACTTCAGCCAAGCTGTCTCGTTCTCCGTACCTGAGGCTTCGCTTGGCATGCCAGTAGGCAAGGTTGGTGATACCGATTCCCAGTGGTCTGATTTCATCGTTGGATAATTTAGACTGGATGGAAAGAAAGTCTTGATAGTCAAGAATGTTATTGAGGCTACGATGCAGTATGCGGCAAGCACGGCGCATGTCTTCTGGGTTACGGAACGCACCCCAATTGATTGAGCCCAATGTGCAAAGTGCGATACGACCATCGCTGTCATCCAGACGTTTAAAGGATTTAGTAGGTAAAAGTATTTCACAGCAAAGGTTACTCTGGTAAATGGTGTCATACTCAGGGTCAAACGGTCCCTGGTTCATGACATTGTCAATAAACACTAGATAGATGCGGCCTGTATCAGTGCGCTCTTTCAATATGCCTGATTTGAATACTTCTTCAGCACTCATTGTCTTAGTACGCAGGTCTTTACGTTGCTCATACTTAACATAAAGTTCTTCAAACTTTTCTGTATTGCTGTAGAAAGCTTCATATAAGTCTGGTACTTCGTTAGGATCAAAGAAGGTTATGTCTTCTTTGTTTTTAAATCGTCTCCAGAAGAAAGCACTAAGCACAACCCCATAATCCATATGACGGACTCGGGTTTCTTCTGTTCCTTGGTTGTTCTTAAGGACAATAAGATCATCAAACTGATGATGC